TTTAAAGATATTGTACTATTAGTTTTTCTGATTGTGATTGTCATTGTGGTTTCGTTAATATCCTCAATCCAATTGAATAGATTAAGCATTTCTTTGAGAGTTCCCCATACAATCTCTTTAGCCATTTTAAATGTTGGTGCTACATACCAAACTTTACGATTGGGCTGAGATGCGTATTTCATCATCTCTGTTACTGCTAAGTATGTTTTACCAAATCTTCTACCTGATATTAAGACTCTAAATCTTGCCTTTGATTGGCTTACTTTCAGTTGTGGTTTCGTTAGTGTGATTTTCATTACAGAAATAACTTATATATAATTTGTCTTTATCAATTTCATTTTTCATATCAATAGAAAACTCTTGAATCAATTTGCCACCAGCACCTACACAATCTGACCAAGAATCATATTGAGTTGGAAGTGTCATTGTATTGTTGCAGAAGCCAGTAATCCAAGAACATACAGAAAAGGCTATGATATATTTCATCTACTCATCATTCTGTCTATGTGATTATAAATTCTACCAATCTGTTTATCTATAGACATAATTTCTTCTGATAGCATACCCATATGAACTTGTAATTCAACAACTTGTATTAATACATAACTTGATAAACCTAATAATATCGTACCTAATAATGGTAATACCCAATCATTTTTTTTCATTTGACCATGCCCATAATAATAAAGCTACAAAAACTAATATTGAAATACTGATACCGATTGAACAAAATATATCCCACATTATTTTCTACCTTTGATAAACCAATAAAATAAACCTGTAAGAACTATCCAATACCATACACAATATGGAAATATAGTTGCAAAGTTTTTTGGTAATAATAAAAAACCAATCTTGTCTAATAACATTTCCATTACTTTGCTACCTTGCCTTTGTTAATACCTTTTTTAATTACATAGTCTTGCGTACCATTAGCACCATGTTCTACTGACTTTTTTAGATTTACAAATATGTTCATCTCTTTGAGTCTTTTCTCTACCCTTTTTTGGAATGATTCTAAAATCTTAGTATCTCTCATTTTTTCTTCTTATCCTTTTTAGGTCTATCATCTATGAATCTGTCATATATCCAACTAGACCAATCATCTATTTTACCAAAGAACCAAAAGAAAAATTTATCTATCATATCTTAAAACCTTTTTTCCAAGATTGTACTGCCCAATAAGCTGGAGATAGATTTTTCTGACCTTTTACATTAGCAAGTATTGGTCTAAATCTAGCCATAAATGATCTTTGTCTTGCTGGAATATTCTTTTTGATACTCATGCCTTTAGCACCAAATCTTACTATTTGAACTCTACCTGTTTTTCTATTCTTTACATAAACTGCAAATTTTTTCTTAGCAGATGGAGTTCTAAATGGTTTATTTAATCTAACAGTTTTATTATTGAATTTAGCCATACAAGGCTAATATCATAGTTTAGGTAATTTTTTAAGAAGTTTATACCATTCAATCTTATATTTTTCTTCTTTGGTCTTATTGAACAATATAGCTAATGCGTCTAATTCTTTTGTTATCTTTTGAAATATCTCTGTCGCCATTTACCACAAACAAAATTATCTTTGACTCCTGTCGTTGTAAAGATTCCACAAAAGCTACGTCTTTCACTATACATACCACAATTACCACAGGCTTCTTTACCGGTTGCTTTTCTATAATCCTGTGGCATCTGATATGGAATAAAAGTTCCATCAGGATAGAAGTTATTTCTTTTCATGGTCTCCCTTGTCTGTTGTATGGTTTATAATCACGTTTCTCGCTTTTCGATAATGATTTCTTGTGGCGGCGTGGGCGTCTAGGTGGTTTATCTCTTGGGACGAAGTGAGTAAATTTCTGTTTAGCCATTCACTTCTTCAGGTTTAGCATCTATTATTAAAGGCAAGGGTTCTACTGTCTGTGTAGTATGTACCTTATCAACCATGTTTAATTCGTTCTTAGAAAGCCATATTAAAAGCTTTTCATTACCTTGTCCTCTCATAGCTTTTTCCCATAGTTTTTTTCTAAGAGAAGCTTTGCCTTTGTTTTTATTTTCTGCAACTAAATCGGCATATCGTCTTTGCAAAGTTCTAGCAGAAATTCCAACAACTGAACCTATTTCTTCCTGAGTACAGCCAATCTGACTAAGCTTTGCAATAACATCTGCATCTAATTCTTTTTTGGGTCTCCCAATAGCTTTAGGTTTATCTGCCTTAATTTTGTCGTTTTTCATATTGTTATATTTCTATCTTTTTCATCTCCTTAATGCAACCAATTGGAAAAACATTTCTATCACTAAAAGTTTCATCATCATAACTTGCAAATGTCCAAAGGCATTTCTTATCCTTTTTAAATACATAAGCATTGGTTGTCATCAGGGCTGGTTTCATAAGATTAAATTCTGATTCTGAAGCGTGAGATGAGTCTCCCAAAATATCCAACCATCTAATCTCATAGAAATAATATTTTTTCTTGTTAATTGAAATGTGTCTAAATTTTGACTTTTTTCTTACCATTAATGCTTTTTGTTAAAATCTGATTCAATTATAGCTTTATAATATTCGATTTGAATTTTCAGCATTTTATTTTCTAATGATAATTTTATCAATCTTTTTCTGACAAATTTGAATATTCTTAATAGTGATTTCATTAATAGTCTTTCATAGGTTCATCTTTAAACTTGTGCTTCAAAAACTTTTTTCCGTCTTTCATAAGAATATTATACATTCCCTCAGTACCGACAACTTTATACCCATTATTTACATCTTTGCTTGACGCTATACTAATAGTATTTGTATTAGTATGTGTATTAGTATTGCGTTGTAGGTGGTTTGTAGGTGGTTGCTCGGAATCTAGGTATTGATATTTGTCATAGTTTAAGCACCTAATAATCGATACTTTTCGGCTGGGGTGGTTGATGGTGGGCTGTAGGTGGTGCGTTCTAACACTAATCATACCTCTATTTTGCAACCTCTTGATGAAAGTTCGCATTTCTGAATATGTAATACTCCAAATCTCTGCGTTCTTTCTAAGTGGAAAGATAAGTTCAGCTTTTGTTAAAAATATTTTATTGTCTAAAAAGCTTAAAGTCTTATCCTTGTGTGTTGCTTGACTAATCATGTAAATCCATATTGCACATTGTTTTAAATTTTTAAATACAGGCGATTTCCAAATCTTTCTCCATACTAAAAAATATCCGCTATCGTGTCCCATTGTTCTATTCTCTCCTTTAGTTTTTTCATTAAATATTCTTCTGTTCCATACCTTGCTACAAACGCTTCTTTGCCCAAATGAACCGATATTTTACCTGTCCTATGGTGGACACTACAAAGTGGCAAGATGTTAAAATGCGAGGGTCTGAGACCCATTCCTGTATGCTTTCTGACGTGATGTACCTCTGCTGGACTAAGTAAACCATCAGCTTCACAAGCTATACAGCCATAGTTAGCAACTTTAGCCATATACTCTCGTTCTACTTTGTTTGGTCTTTTTTTTGCCATACTATTGCTGTCTTGCCAAAAGGTGTTTCTCGTCTGATACCACTATCTTCGATTAAGTCTAAAAGCTGTAGTTCTCTGCATCTAGCACATACACTCGATAAAGGCATTTTTAATTCATCTGAAATTTCATAATTAGTTGAAGCTTCGGATTTAATATATTCATAAACTTGTTCTCTTTTTGTCAATTTATCTTTTTTATTATTAAATGCAGATTTACTTGTGTCTGTGTAATTGTGTGCATTGTAGTCTAATTCCAATTGTATTTTCATAATTCCTCTCTTTTAGTGTTGGGGTCGTTAGACCCCACACTTGGTTAATTACTAAAATGGCGGCAAATCATCATCAAATGAATCATCAACTTGTTGCTGAACCTGTGGAATAGATTGTGCTACAGGTTTTAATCCATCTACACTTTGATTTGGTCTACCTTGCTTCTTTACCATAACTAAGCAAAAAATTTGTACAAGATTGCTTTTAGCATATGGCGATGGGTTGTTAGTCTCCTGAGTCTTAGTCATATACTTTAAAACATATCCATCTTTGACGTATGCTTGTACCTCTGGTGTCTGAAACCAATCTGATACTTGCGATAAAGTATATTTTCGCTTTGTTAGACTACAAGTAAATTTAACTTTACTTGCTTCTCCGCTATACTCATAGCTGGGTGCTTTTTTCCCTGTAGGAAATAGCGTCATTTGTAAACCGCAGAACGGCTTGTCAAACTTAGTTTGCATTTTTACTCCTTTGTTTATTGTATTCTAAAGTTCTTTTTTTAAAATCTTCCTCATATGAGTTAAGATATTTACAAGCTTTGAACCCCTTTAAATATTTAGGTTTTATTTCAAAAAATCTATGAGTAACGTCTTTCATAGGCTCTTTTGGAATATTGATTACAGCCAAAAAATCGATCTTATGATTTGTTGAATCTTCAACTAGCTTTTTATAAGTCGAGATTTGTATAGGCATATCTGGGTAAAAATCCTTAGATGTTTTAAAATCTAATATACCAATTTTACCTTTATGCTTAACCAAACAATCTAAAGTTCCACATACATCAAGTTCTTCTGAATAATAAGTTTTTTCACTTTCAATAACTTCAAACTTTTTACTATCCCAAAACTTAGTAAACTTAGTGTACATAGTTTTTAAAGGTTCTGAATTTGGTGTAATAACTTCTTTACCTAATATGTAGTCCTCACATAAACTGTGCATAGTAGTTCCAATATTCATAGCTTCTTCTTTGATTGTTTTAACTCTGTATTTAAGATCGTCCATAGTTTGTTGAATCTCATCTACAGGTTTTTTATTGTATTTAAGTATTTGCTGTAAAGCTTCATAAACACAATGTTCACTCCACCACATCAAAGCACCTTTACCAAATCTTTCGCTTATGATTGTAGTTACTCCTTTCTTCTTCAGGCCATTAACAGTATATCTTGCACCTCTAGCTTTTGGTGCAAACTCTATTTGATTGCCATGCTTATCTTTGGATTTGATAATCATAATTGTTCACTCTCTTTCTTAAAAATTTAAGGTTGTTGTTTTTTAAAGGTTCGATGAAGTAGTCTAAATCACAATTTAAAAACTCTGAAAGCTTTAACTCGCTGATTTTAGATACTGCATTTTTACCTTTTTCATACTTTTGGATTTGCTGAAAAGTTACTCCAATAGCTTTTGCTACTCTAGTCTGTGTGTAACCTCTCATCAATCTCATCTTTCTTAATTGTAGTCCGTAAATCCTTTTCAGCACTACTTCGTTCTGCTGATCTGAGACTCCGAACATATTTAGGCATGGTTCAATCTGAGAATTAATTTCTCCGATCTTACCCTCATTTTTTATTATCATACCACCAATACTCCTTTTTTTGTTCTTGGGTTAGTTTGTTAAATGCTTCCTTGAAGCATAATCTACATAAGAAAGTATTATCCCACATAGAATCTTTTTGATAGAACCAAGCTAATTTAGATGCTGTTTCAGTAAAGCATCTAGCACATTGGTAAGCTATATATTTTTGTTTAAACATATTTATATTTTTTGTTAATTTTATCTAACCATTGTTTTAAATGGGCAGTTCTTTTCTCTTGTTTTTCATTTAAATAATCACATTCATCTCTAAGTTCTTCACTTAATCCAGAACCTAAATTATCAAAATACTCTGTTCTAATACTTTCGTATTCATCTCTTGTATTTCTGTGATTTATTTTTTCTTTAAGTAATAAATATTGATATTTTTTATTTAAGCACATTATGACCTCTCCCTTTTAAGCAAGTTTTTACTATATGCTCGTACTCTGTGTCCATGAGTGGGCTAGTAAACCAAAAACTTATGTTGCTTAAAATTGTTGTGTTGTTTTCTGCAATCTTTTCACACATGATAATATCATCTGTGATCTGGGTTGCTCTTGCTTCATCGAACGTACCTGAACGTCCAACTGAATCAATTACAGGCGAATACGATGCACAACCTTGTAAAAAAGTGCAGACGATCGCTGTCATTAAGTATGTTTTTTTCATAACTCTCTTTCTCTCTGTTAAGCTACTATTGGGTGGTACTTAACTTGATGTATCTCCCAAGCTAGTGCTTTTTTGTTGTTCCGTAGCTTCTTCAACTTTTCCAACAAATCTTTCTCTTTCAAGATCACTTTGTCGTACTTTGTCTGAAGCTTCGGAAGTTGCTTTATCATTAGCTTTCTCCTTAATAAAGTTTTCAACTGAAGCCACAGTTGAT